CCCAGCACCTAGAACTGATGCAACCATACGTGGATTGATTAGTGCAACTGGCGATATAGCATATGACGCATCAACTGGTGTTATTAGTTATACTGATACAGATAGAACTGATGCAACAATTAGAGGTTTGTTGAGTGCCAGTAATTCCGGCACCGGATATGGTAGTCTATCATATGTTGCATCAACTGGTGTGTTTACTTTTGCAAAAGTAACTTCAGCTAATATTAGAGCTCAATTTAGTGCTAGTACAGGTATTCAAATTAGTGCTGCTGGTGCGATATCGGCCACTGGTACAGGTACAGCAGCTAGTGCAGCAGCAATAACTACAACTAATGCTAATGCAGCCAGTGCAAGTACTTGGTACCCTACATTTGTTGACGGAGCCGGTGCTACTAAAGCAATGCAAGTTGATACTAATGCTGCAACCGGACTAAGTTATGTTCCTAGTAGTTCAACACTAAAGGCAAGTGTCTTTAGTGGTACAGCAACGCAAGCAAACTATGCGGATTTGGCGGAGAAATATGTTGCAGATGTCGCATACGAGCCAGGCACAGTATTAGTATTTGGTGGTGACAACGAAGTTACAATTTGTGCAGAAAAAGGTGATCGTAAGGTTGCTGGTATTGTGTCAACAGATCCAGCTTACTTAATGAACAATGCACTAGAAGGTGACACTGTTGTACCATTAGCACTAACAGGGCGTGTGCCGTGTAATGTAATTGGTACAGTTGCTAAAGGCGATATGCTTGTAACTAGTGCTGTTCCAGGATATGCTATTGTAAATAATGATCCTAAACTAGGTACAGTACTTGGTAAAGCAGTAGGTACAAAAGATACCGAAGGCAGAGGTGTTGTTGAAGTCGTTGTAGGGCGTATGTAATAAATACAGTATAGGAGACAAGTATATGGCGATTCAAACAATAAACCTTGGCAGTGTAGCAAACGACGGCACAGGTGATGATCTAAGAGAAGCGTTTGAAAAGATAGTTTTTAATTTTGACGACCTTGACAATCGTACACCTGAAGCAACTACAGTAGTTAATTTAGGAACTGGTGAGGGGCTGTTTTCAAACAAAAGTGATGCAGAACTAAGATTCAAATCATTAGTAGGCGGAAACAATGTTACCCTTTCGTCTGACACAAACGAACTCACTGTTAACGTTGATGCTGGGGTTACTCAGTTTGATGTTGCAGCTGATACTGGTAGTGTCACTATTACAGAAAATGCTACACTAACTATAGCCGGCGGAACCCTTATAAGCACATCTAGAGCTGGTAATATTATTACTGTAAACTCTAGTGCGTTAAGTAAGGTTGAAGACGACCCTGCACCAAAGTTAGCAGCAGGATTAAATGCTGATGGAAACAATTTGGGCAACGTTGGATTAATAAATGCAACAACAGTAACAGCAAATTTTAACGGAAACCTTACAGGAAATGTACACGGTATTGACGTACGAGATCTTAATTATTATAGGCAGAGCGAAAATAGTTGGGACTTTAGCAGCATTGCACCTGTAGCAGTAACAACGTTATGGGACTTCTTATTTGCTACTAATGACGTTGATTTTGGCAGCATTGCCGGTAATAACCTTAATGTAAGTTTAGATCTTGGCACTATCAACATCTAATTTTTCGATAAATATTGCTATATAAAGGAATTCGTGTATGGCATTATGGACCGCATCTAATAACTTACTACTTCGACAAATTGAAGAAGGTAAAACTCTTAGAGAACCAACTGAAGGTGAATCTCGAGCAGCCAATCTTCAACCAATTGATCTCGATGTTGTATCAGGCTCCGCTTTAAAAATAATTGGCGGCACGCTTCCTCCTGGGTTAAGAATTGTAGATCAAAAAATACAAGGAACACCTTTTGAGGTTGCACGAGAAACAGAATTTAAATTCGTAGTTAGGGCAAGCAAAGATAGCGAAATAGATGATCGAACATTTAGAATAAACGTTATTGGTGCAGACTTGCCTGTATGGGGAACAAGTGCTGGTTCATTGCCAATCGGTAAGAACGACACATATTATATACTTGACAATAGTCCAATTGACTTTCAATTAATAGCAACTGACAACGACATTGCAGCAGGACAAACATTAGAATATTTTGTTGCGAGTGGCGACGGTGAACTTCCGCCAGGCATACAACTTACTAGAGACGGACGAATAGTAGGTGTTGTAGATCCTGTTCTTGCAATTGATACACTTGCAAATAGCGGATACTACGATTCAAACGCTTATGGTGAATATCCTTTTGATTTTGGTGTAAGAAGTGCTAATGGTTACGACAGCTTTTTTTACGATATTAAATTTTATGACAAAAGTATTGCTACTAAATCACCTAAGAAATTAAACAGAAACTATCAATTCCGTGTTAGTGTCAGTGACGGTGATACAATTGAGAAAAGATTGTTTAGAATATTTGTTGTAGGAGACGACTTCCTACGTGCAGACAATACTATTATGCAATCAGGCAATACATTATTTGGTGCCGATGCTTCTCATATTAGAACTCCAATATGGTTAACTCCTGCAGATTTAGGATACAGACGAGCTGACAACTATGTTACTCTGTATATGGATATAATTGATGCTTCTGATATTGTAGGATTTGTAAATTATACCCTTGAAGATTTTAATGACGATGGCAGTGAAAGTAGTATACCTCCAGGAATAGATCTAGATCCCGGCAGTGGCGAATTAGCTGGCGTTGTACCATATCAGCCTAGTGTTACTAAAGAATATAAGTTTACTGTACGTGCTACTCGATACGTAGGTCCTGCTACTAATACTGCACAGATTAATTTTACAACCTACGAAGAAACATTTGCTCAAACAAGAACGCCAGCTGTTAAAATAATAAGAAACAATTTATACGAGATATTAACTGTTGAAAATACAGACTTTACAACAATAGGTGCTCCTAATAATACTGTTGGAACACAATTTAGAGCATCGGGTGCAACTTCAGGAAAAGGTACTGTTAAACAAGCATCAGGCCCATACAAGTTAAAAATTAATAAAAAATCTAATATTGAAGTATTGCTAGACCAAACCTTTAATATTAAAGGTACAATATTTAAAATTACAGCAATTAATAATAAAAATCCATTATACGATGTACTAACACTTTCTAAGCCTTTAGATGCATACTTAAAGAAAGACGAAACGTTTACTAAAACAATAGTAACTGCAACAGTAGATACAAACTCTGCATTTAAAAATAAAACATTCACTGTTAACCTGCTAGGCAAGATCGACTCACGTATTGTTTGGCAAAGCGTTAAAGCACTAGGTACAATTAATGCAAACTTAACTAGTACACTTAATGTCAAGGCAACTACTAGCGTTCCTAGTGCCGTTGTAAGATATAGTAAAATTAGTGGAAGATTGCCAAATGGGTTACGTATATCAATTGATGGAGAGATTTCTGGCAAGGTACAACAGTTTGGCGAAAACGTATATAAAAGTTTTTGGAAACCTGCTAGAAATTATGTAGCAAATGACATTGTAAAAGTTAATACAACTTTATATAAATGCTTAATTGCTCATACGTCAGATGCTGACTTTGTTACTGATACAGCCAAGTGGGAAGTGTACGAAGCATTTGCAGTGTCTGGACTAACAACATTTGACGGGAATGATAATATTCTTGATTCCGGCACAACTTCAATTGACAAAACATACACGTTTACTGTTCAAGCAGAAGATCAGTTTGGCTTTAGTGCTACTACTAAGTCGTTTACTATAGTAATTAACGATCCAAACGAATTAACATTTAGTAACATTTATATTAAACCATTTTTAAGTGCATCGCAACAATTTATATACAATAGTTTTATTAGTGATCCTATTGTGTTTACTCCGTCTTCAATCTATCGACCAAACGATACAGAATTTGGTTTACAGAAAGATTTACGGATGTTAATGTATGCAGGTATTGAAAATGTTGAAATGAATAAATTTGTTGGTGCTGCTGCAAAAAATCATCGTAAAAAACAGTTTCAATTTGGTGAAGTAAAAACAGCAGTAGCATACGCTCCAGGTACACGAGATGCAGTATACGAAGTAGTATATGTTGATATCATTGATCCACTAGACAGTAATAGCGGCACTGTTAAACAAAGTATTAATGTAAAAACAAATAACAAGCGTCTTATAAACGATGTTAGATACGAAGAAAATGATAATACCTCAACTACTATAAACCAGGAGCCAGATAGGTTTCGACCAATTACAAATACACTAAAAATTGACAGTGATGCCATAAGCATTGACGAATCCACGCAAACTAAAAAATATATTAGTAATATTACTAATATGCGAGATAGAATTGCTCAAGTCGGAGTAACCGATAATAACTTTTTACCACTGTGGATGCGTACACCACAGTTAAATAACATCGAAGAACTAGGGTATATTCCTTGTGTTGTTCTTGCATATTGTAAACCAGGAACATCAAATGATATACTCTTAAATATAAAAAATAATGATTTTAAATTTAATTTAATCAATTTTGAAATAGATAGATACATTATAGACAGCACTAAAGGTAAGAGCAATGAGCAGTACATTGTTTTCGCAAATTATGATTTTAATATTTGATAACATAAATACTGTACTAGGAGAATAAACAATGTCAGCCATACCAGGAAATAATATAGTAAACGTTGCAGATTTGGACACAGCTTTCCCTGTTCCGGGGCAAGACAACGATTCGCAAGGTTTTAGAGATAACTTTACAGTAATTGATAATAACTTTACATCAACAAAAGCAAGACTTGCAGATTTAGAAGCAAATGCAGTACGTATTGATTCAACAGGTGCTGGCACTTATGCAACCACAAACGTGTTTGAAGACCTAAGTGGCGGCGGAACTGCAAGACTTAAAAAGCCTACACTACAGGCTCAGAGAGAAGTTGTAAAGTCTTATGCTACTGTAACCGGAACACAGATTATAGATTTTGACGAAGGTAACTTCCATACTATCGGACTAACTGGTAATACTACACTTAACTTTAGTAATGTACCAGATAGCGGATATTACGGGAAATTTATATTACATATTACTTCAACTGGCACTAATAACTTAGAGTTTAGTAGTAGTCTTACACTACGAGTATTACAAGATACTGTTTCGCCGGGATTCTTTAACGGTACTACTCCTATCGCTCAAGGCGAAATGCACGTTGTAGAAATTTATACATACACAGGCAGTACTGAATACTTTGGTAGATATATTGGTCAATACTCGTAATGCACCCATTATTTGAAGATACAACTGAACTATCTGACAATGACCTAGAAGAAAAAGTTATTGATTTAACTAAACGTTATTGGCAAACTTCTAATCCGCAAGCACAACAACAAATAACATTACTGATTGATAGCTATAGACTTGATTTAGAAACAAGAAGATCTCGTCAAAAACTTGCAAATGAAGCAATAAATAGTCAATCAGAGCTTGACAAACTAATTAAAGTACGTTAAACTATATGTATGCTTATGAAAACAGACTCTCTAGGAATACCACGATTTACAAATAAAAACTTAGTTGATATGATCTATTCAGGTCACGTTGACAAATGTCACGTTGTATTGTGTGATCCTTCAGATGATATTGATAAGTTTAACGCAGCAATGCGTGAACAATACCTCCCCGAGCTTAAACAGTATATTCCAATAGATGTAGAACAGAAAGACTTTGACACAGCGTTACAGTCTGAATGGTTTATGCCTAATGAATATAAAGAACTTGATATCGAAGCATTTTTGTTAGGCAAGATAGGCAGCAAACTTACTACAGAATGGGCTAGATGTGTAGAGGAACTAGAAGCGTTCCAGCAACGTGATATGTATCCACTACTACGTTATATGATCTATCTTGTAGAATTTATGCGTGAAAATAATATTGTATGGGGTGTAGGTAGAGGATCAAGTGTAGCATCATATGTGCTATACTTAATAGGCGTACACAGAATTGATTCAATCCAGT